CTTTTCCATATTCTTATAATTTGTGAGGCTTGCGCCTCGGTTAAACATCCTTGTTTCTTAATTACGTTGTAAAGTTACAACTTTTTTGTGTACCTACCAAATTTTCTGTGATAAAAATAGCATTTTCCTTATAAAAAAAGTGTGTTTTTAACATTTGAGTCGCCAAAAATATGTTTTATAACATGTTTTGCTGTACAAAAAGCGGTGAGCCGTTACCAGCCCACCGTGAAACCTATTTAAAAATGAAAGAACAATCCTTGAAAACGTTTGTTTGTTGTCTTTTGCTTGCATCCCTTACGGGGTGCGCCTTCGGTGCCATCCATACTGCACCAATAATAGTAATAGGAGTGCCACAATCGCGCTCGTTGCGTACTTCTGCTTTATCTGCTGCCACCATGTAAGCGACTTCTCCTTATATATAGTCTTCGTGGTTGTGGTCGTTATTATCGAGTCCTGCCGTATATACTTATATTGTATCTCCTGCGGCTTATCCTGCGCTATCGTGGTAAGGTCGTGGTACAATGTGCCATCCTCTCTTATCCACGCCCTGCTCTTGCACCACTCGCTAGATAGCTCGCTGCTATCGGTTGCTACCTGCCATACCGTATCGGCTGCAATGGTGATGGTAATAGTGTCGGTAACTTCCACCGGCACTTCGCGTATTTCGGTGCGTATGTCCGTAGCGGTTTGTTCGGTAAGGTGCGCTCTGCACCCTACCAAGACAAAACAACTAAAAACAACTAACCTAATATATCGCATCCTTATTGCTGCTTGTTGATGTATGCTAATATTCCGTTCACATGGCACGCGACAATAGCCGCCTTACCTGCTGCGCTCTTCATATACGCAACGTCTTCTTTGTTGTCGTGGAAAAAGTTCTCGGTGAGTACTGCCGCGCACTTCGTATATCGAAGGATGTAGTAATTCTCCTCCTTGTCGGCATCGCCATCCGTATAATCGGCGCGTATTCTCATTCCTGGGAACGCCTCTTTGGCTGCCTCGTATAAGCAATCCGCTAACTCATCAGCCTTTGTTTTGCCCTTCGATGTCCACGCTTCCCATCCGCGCCCTGCTGCCCAATCTGTACCGTTGCCTGCTGCATTGCTGTGTATCGACACCAACAACACATTCTTCGTTCCTTGCTTATTGCAGATAGCATTTACTCTTCGCACGCGCTCCGTGAGCGATACATCAATAGTTTCGGGTGTTATGCGCTCCGCATCCACACCCTTCTTCGTGAGCTGACGTACAATATCCTCGGCTATCTCACGCGCAAATGCGTACTCGCGCAATGTACCATCAGGTGATCGCTTTCCTGCGGTGTTCTCGCCATGTCCATTATCTATCAATACTTTCATTTCTCTTCGCTTGTCTTACTCTGTAACTCTTCGGCTATCTCCTTCAACACGCCCTTCGCTTGCTCTGCCGTTGCCGCCTGCACTATCTTCTTCACTACCTCGGGGATGTCCGCTGCGTGAGAGTGCTTTCTACGGCTATTCTCCACTACACTGCGCCCTTCAATCAGAATTACGCTTAACGTGCATAGCATGGTGACGAACGGCAAGATGTAGCAATCAAGTAGGCTACCCAATGCATCGAACATCAACGAAAACATCAACACCTTGACGTAATCCCCAATCTTCGTGATAGTCCGTCTAAATCCATGACTCTGCAACTTCTCGCCCAGTGCCCTCGCTGTGGATGTGCCCGAGTAGAAATCTATTATGTTGGCCGCAATCGCGAACAACCAACAGATAAGCACTATCACCACACGAATAACGATGTAGTATATCAGCGCATCGAATTGTTTTGCTTCTATCAAACTTAACATGCCGACAAAGTTAGCGCAATTTTCCATGTCGAGCAAAAATTTTCGCTAAAAAATTGTTACAAATCGAAATACCATCTTATCCACCGCGGTTTGTCCTTGTCTTTAAGGTGAGAAATCGCTAATTTGACGGCTATCTGCTGCCGATTCTCTTCGTCCTCTATCTCTTCCTCCAATACTTCTCCCTGGTCGCTTAGAACCATGTTTATGGCGGTATATAGCGCCCAAAAGTTATAGTAAGGTTTCTCGTTCTTCGATATATCTTGTGTTTCGATGTATTCTTTTAGGCGGTCGGTGGTAACCTGCTCGCCATTCTCGCCATTCCATGACTCCATGCTGCTCACTATCTTGCGAGCCTCATCCTTGGTTAGGTAGTTGTTGTATTCTTGTAGTCCGTCCGCTACGGCTGCCCACCGCTCTACATCTTCTTCGCTCATCCTATCGCCTATTCCTCGCAGTATCGTATGTAGTATATCCACATCCCGAACGCCCATTATAGCACGTGTAAATTTATTCTCCATCGCTCTTTTTCAATATCTGCTTAAACATGTTCTTTATCTCACCAATATTATCCTCCAACGCCCGGAACCTCGCCTCTGTTTCTGCTCGCTCCTTGTAGATAGGGTTTATCTCGGAGAGTATTTTCTCCGACTTGCTTATCACTTCCTTCTGTCGGTCCATACTCTCCAATATCTTCCTCGCCTGCTCGCGCATAGCCTCAACCTCTTGCACCAATCCTGCCTGCTCGGTAGCCAATACAAGGTTGCCTGCATACGTGACGCTCAATGCGTCAGGGATGCAGTAGGTAGCTGTCTTGCCATCCACCTGCACCGTTACATCAACTACCATATTCACGCCCTGCCCTGCCGTGGTCGGTTTGCTCATATCCATACGCGGAAACGATACGGCTGTCACGATACCTTTATCAACGCGCACTGCCTGCTTATCCAGTATGTAGATAGGGTAATTCTGTTTGATGTCCTTAAATGTCATATCTTCTCGTATTAAATCGGCTCGGAGGGTCTTATTGTGTGTTCCTTCCGAGCCGTGATGATACATAATGTTGTAATTCTCTATGCTGTTGCGGCTGCCGTACTCTCTACTGCTGTATCTCGTGTTGCAGGTGCGATTGCTACGGTTAATGAATCATTAACGGTGTACCCATGTGCCTTGCCGCCCTTCACTCTGCCTACCATATTCAGCGTAATACTCTTGGGTATTGCTGTCTGCCCCTGGAATGCAAGGGTGAAATTCTCGGTGAATAACTGCGTATGTGCCTCGCATCCGCACCCACTCTGTGTTACTACCGTCATAACTGCCGTAACGGGCACAAATACGGTAGATAGATTGAGCGTAGGCGTGCCAACGGTGTACGTGACACTTACCTGCGGTTGTATCGTGGACGCAATGCAAAACGCTCTACATAGACGCTCGCGGAAGGTTGCCTCAAAGCTCAACTGGTTTGCAACTGGTGCTGCCGCCAATCCTACGGGGAAAATGGTAATCATCTTTCGCCCTCCTTCCTTCTAATTGCATCCGCAAGTCGTGCTACATCCACATCCGCCATTGATAGCCTGTGTAATAGCCTGCGTCTGCTTTAGCTGTGAAATTTCAAACTTCGCATCCTGCAACTTCTGTGATGTTTCCAACCCCCAGTGAGTATTCAAGGTGTCAATAATGCGCTGCGTGTTCGCGTTGCCTGCATTGATAATGCTGCACGTCTGCGCTTGTGTATTGTAGCCAACTTGACAGAATCCTTGCTGCATCTGACTGCTTATGTTATTAAATCCCTGCTGTGCTGCTGTTCCTACGGCATTGATTGCGTTCTGTATGGCGTTCGTCTGTTGGCAATTCTGCAGCTGGTTCTGATACCCCATCTCAAGGATAGATTTTTGCGTCTGACAGCAACAAGATTGCAGCGCTTGCGTCATGTTCGCATTACCCAATGTAACCGCGTTAATTACGTTCTGAGCGCTAAATCCAACCTGACCTGCCAACTTCTCTATACCACTGCGAACATCGCAAACCGCGCCTTGCAATGCGCCAAAATTACAGTTCAAATTTTGTGCCAACTGATTAATGGCTGCATCGTTCCCGTTTACTGCCTGCATAATCAAGTTGCTATTCTGATTGTCCTGCATCTGACTGCGCAAGGATTGTATCTCGTTCTGCAATTCGATGTTCTGTTGTGCTTGTCCGCCACCGTTGCCATCCCAACCGTTACCGTTATTGAAGAACCGTCCTGCGAACATCATCCATACGAGATATACAAATGGATTGTTCCACATACCATTCGCGCCTCCGTTCATCATCATTGCAGGCAACCAACTATTCTGATTATTACCCATGTTTGCACCAATATTCATACCTTCTGCAAACCCTGCGTTGCTCCCTCTGTCGCAACAAATTACTCTCTCATCTCCCATTTCTCTGTCTTTTAAATGGTCGTTACTCTGAAAATTCTCTCCGCAAAAAAAATCGTAGATTGAAAAAGGTGGCGCCACCGGTTCTCTCTCTCATTTTGCATGGCGCAAAACTACTGCTTTTATTTCAATACAAGAAAATATTCTGCGTTAAATCTCTGTTACATTAACGTTGTTTGTACGTTCGTCCATGCAAATTAAACTACATTCAACATTTTACTCTTCAATCGTGCCCTTGAAGTAGTAGCCTCGATTGCTCATGATAGTGCAATCCAACGGAAGGAACGTTTTGTCTACTTGCTTTAAAACACCGCACAAATCACGAAACCCACCACCTACGAATCGTTTTCTGCCTTCAAACTCGATTTGCATTTTAAGGTAGTCGGTATTTTCGCGTTTTTCCGATGGTCGCACCTCAAAGTCCAAAATCTTGATAGGCTTACCTACCAACGCATCAATATTAATCTTATCCCCTTCAAATGGTCGCTGTATTTTTTCAATTCGCAATTCTGCTAAATCCATTTTGTTGTTTCTGCTATGTTTTACGATGTTTATTAGATTCCGCGCATCACAATGTTTGGCGATGCCGATGTAGCTTGGTACGCTCTTATCTCGCGCCCTCTTCCTTACAAACGCTTTCTTTATCCGCTTACGAAGTCGCGTATAACGTTTTCTATAAACGTAACCTGCGAAGTCGATGCCTCTTCCTTGGCTTGTGTCACCCACCTTATATATTTGTCGTTTGTGGTTTACTTCCAATCCTAAGTTGTACCATGCGAAGTTCATAATGCGGTGCATCCATTCGTGTAACTCTCGCTTATCATCATGTAAGATGTTTCCATCATCAATAATGCGGAAGTAATGCCGCGCTTTCAACTCCTCCTTAATAAATCTGTCTAATGGCGTGATGAACGGATTTATTAGCAATTGCGATATATATCTTCCAATTAGTAACTCGTTACAGTCACCCAACGAACAATCTATAAGATGCAGCATTTTCTTGTCTCCAATATGCCGCTCCAGCACCTTCATAAGTCGCTCCTTGTCCACGCCGTGGTAGCACTTCTTGAAGTCGAACCGCAAACAATACAATGTCTTTCCCTTCCTGCGGAACTCCTCAACGGCTCGCTTAATCTTGCGATTCATATTGAATGGCGCAACCTTGCGGTTGATGCCTCTACCACGGATGCAAGCGTATGTATCGTCCGTAAGGATGTTTCGCAGCTTTTCACCGCAAACAATCTCTATTAGGTGTTCTACAACTCTATCGGGAAAGAACGGCACAATTGTAATATCACGCATCTGCCCAAACTCCGTCCTTCTTGGCTTGGTTTGAATGTTGCAAAGTCGGTACGTATCGTTAAGTAACATATCTTGCAGGCGTTCCGCGTATCGGTGCTTATTGCGCAGCACCCTCTTCACGCTCTTGTAGTCGGATTTTCCATCTGCCGCCTCTTCGATAGCTTGCTCAATCGTGCGTATATCTGTGGTAATACTCCATACGTTTTTTAATCGTTTCATATCGTTTTCCTGCTCTTCCGTGTGAGCCATTTTTCGCTCGCGTTCGCGCTGCGTACAACTGCAACGCTACTAACCAACGGAGCAACCTCGTATCTTCGTCCTCTTGTCTGTCATTTTTCAGCGTTCTGCTGCGGTCGCTCTCCTGCTGTGCCCTTCATAATCTTGTCACATGTAAGCCGAGCCGATGTTCGTACTCGTGTTCGCAGGCGAATTGTTGCAATTCGCGTACCGAACCACGTCATTGCCGTTGTTCGCATTGCCGCCCACGTGGACACCGCGCAAGGAAAGCCAACCTAAAACGATTAAAAGCGCAACAGATAAAGTTATCCTGCCTCGCTACGCCTCCTTATATCCTGCCTCCTTCGCTGCCTTGGTTATCTCTTCAATGAAAGCCTTATACTCTTTCACCATTGCGTCATTCTCGTTGTCGCTACGCACCAATATCGTCTGCTGCTCATCCTTGGTGTAATTGTCATTAATGGCTGCTTTTAATATCTTCTCGACGGTGACGGGTGTTTCCACCTTGTGAATCACGTCAGCGCGATAGTGGGTGTCCAATTCGCCCTCTTCGTTCTGTGTGGTCTCCTCCGTGATGTTCAAAGGAACATTCACCAACTCACCCCAGGGGGTTTCCGTTGGCTGTTCCTCATAGTATAGCTGTCTGTCTATCATTTTAGTAAACTACTTTTAATGTAAATGTATTCGTTTTTGTTCTCTTAGTCACCCTATGCAGGATGTCCGCTTTGTCTTGGAGTTGTTCGATTTCGGACTTCGTCCGCGGTTCGCGATTTAAGATGTGGCGGAGGCTCATCGCCTCCAACCATCATCTTTATTCGGTTTCGATTTCGACTTCGTCTTACGTTCCTCGTTATTCGTCAAGGAGGCACACGAAAGCCGAGCCGATGCCCGTACCCGTGTACGCAGGCGAATCGTAGCAATACGCGCACCGAACCACGCCATTGCCGCCGCTCGCATCGCCGCCCACGCGGACACCGCGCCTAGTCTTTACGCCCTGCTTAGTTTCGGCTTGCAAATATAGCAAACTATTTTCATATGAACCAAATCCGCCACCAAAATCTTTACCAATTATCGAAGAAAATCCGTTTTTCGTCCAAATTGTCTTGCAATAACGAATCAGAGATACGGTATAACTTGCCCATTCGCCCAATTTATCGTACTTGGACTCGAACTCGAATTTACTATCAGTTGCAACCTCTTGCGTTGTGGAAGTGTCAAGGCTTGCGTAATCGGGGCAACGCCATACCTCTCCAGTGGTGCTGCCATCTTCGTTTACGCGGTTGATAATTTCGTATCCGCTTATCCAATCCCATGCGTTACCGTATCGAACTATAGCACCGCGCACAATCGGTTGGCGAAGTACCACGTCAATGGTAAGGTTCTGCTCATCACCGCTTGCAGATGTTGCAGCTTGCAAGGAGAAAGAAAATTTCTTGGTGTAGATACCTGTCATTACTCCGTCCTCCATGGACTGCACATACTCACCGTCCGAGTTCTTTATTTTCTCCAATTCCACGCCATCGGATGCAGCTAACTGGCCTTCGAATATCTTCAATAGCGGATATCTGTTATTAACTATCTTCCATATATTGTTAGCTGTTCCGTTGATGTAGAGATCGGTTCCGAATGTGCCGTAAGAATATGTATTTCCGTTATCGGCTGTGATTCTCACGCCCGTAACCTTTCCCCATGTCGATGCCGTAGGGGACACATTCGCGCTGATTGCGTGCCCCATAACTCCATTCAGGTTTTTGGTGCGGAACTCGATAAACCATAATGCTTGCATAAGCTCCGCTGCTTTATTGTAGTACGGAAGGTAAGGTGCGTACTTATCGCTGCTATTCTTGGCTCTTGCAGCCTTCTCGTAGTTATAGCGCGATGTAGCGGTAGTGGGGTAACCACCGCTGTAATTTGTGCCGTAGCCTGCAATATCGGCAAGGCCCGTGCCCTGCGAACCATTTACTGCATCGTTGCGAATTAATCTCTGCTTGCCATCAAGGATAACCGATTTGTCGGTAGGAAGTGCGATAGGTGGAATATATACCGCGGTATCTCCATCGTAAGAGAATGCCATATCGCTGATGATGAAACGCTCGTAAGTTTCGTTCGTGCCGCCCAAAATAGCATATATACCGTTCGGAAAGCATTGCATAATATCTCCGCCATCTGTTCCATCAATGGCGCTTGTACTGCCATCCTCCAACTCTCGCCAATTCGTTTGATTCAGTACTGCTGCAGGTTTCGCGTTGATAACATCGCATACCTTTAGCAAGCTTAGAAAACGCTGCTCCTTAATCAAATCGGCATCGCCTATCAACTTGTGATAGCCATTCGTTCCTCCTTGGTTGCTCGTTCCGCGAGTGAACTCAATACCTGTGTAGTGTTCCATCTTCTTCAATCCGCTCGCATCGTCCACCGCGGAAGGAAGTACTATTTTTAACCCATTTTTCGCCATATATATCAAATTATATATTATTCATTATTCGCTGCGGCTGCTGCCATCGCTGCAAGTTGCTCTTCTAATGCAGCAATACGCTTTTCAAACTCGCGGTTCTTCTTCGTCTGCTCCTCGGTGTTGCCTTTCGGTGCGTACAATTCGCCATTTGTTCTTACGCCAAACACAATCACGCCATCCTTGTCTACTACCCAATGAATAAACTCTTCGTTCTCCTCGTTGTAGCTTATCATTGCACGTTCTCCGATAGCTGCATCGTACTCCGCGCGAAGGGTCGCTACGTTGGTGTTGGTCGCTGCCAGGTTGTCGGTCAATGTCTTGTCGGCTGCTTGCCTGCTCTTCGCCTCGCTGTCAATATTTTTCTGCAGCTCTGCATCCGCGTTTGTTCTTGCCGTTGCCTCGGCAATGTCGGCTTGTTCGCGTTTGGCTGCCTCGTCAGCGTCCGCGTTGATACGCGCCTTTTCTTCCGCAATGTCCGCGTTGGCTCTTGCCGTTGCCTCGGCAATGTCGGCTTGTTCGCGTGCGCTCTCTTCGGTAGATATGCGCTCATCCAGTTTCTTATCCTCGGCTGTTCTTGTGGCTGCCTCTTGCGTAATGGACTGCCGCAACGAATCGTCCGCCTGCTGCCGTGCCGTAATCTCGCTTGATAGACTGCCGCTAACCTCGCTAATCTTGTCGGTGTTGCTGTTGATGTCCGCTTGCATCTTGTCACGTGCTACCGCGCCATCCGTTGCAAGAGTGGAAATCTCGCTGCCTAACGTAGATTGCAGGGCTGCGATATTGTCGCTCAACGTCTGCGTATCACTCTCGCGCTCCTCCTGCTCGGTGTTAATCAATGTTTGAAGTGTTACTACTTGCTCGGCTCGCGCCTGCTGCTCGGTGTCGATACGTTCGCTCAATGCCTTGTCGGCTTGTTCGCGTGCCTGCCGCTCGCTTGTAAGTCCGTCCGTAAACGATTGCATATCATCCACTACCTGCTGCACCTTGTCGGCTTGTTCGCTCACTTCTCCCTTAATCTCTTCGATGTCGGAAGTAAACGTTTCATGCGCTTTGTCGTTGCGACTCGTGAGCTGTCGCAAAGCCGTAATGGTGTCCTCGGCTTGCCCCTTCGGGATAACCACGGAACCATCCGTTCTTCGAATGCCGAATGCAACATTGTTGTCCGCGTCCACAATCGCAAAAATAAACTCTGTTGTTTCAACGATTTGATATCCATCCAGTACGCTGATTTTTTCGCCTATTTGTTTTGTTTCGTCCGTAAGCGATTCTATCTGCTTGGTATGCTCGTCAATTGTGGCTGCTTGGCTCTCGGTTGCCGTTACTCTTGCCGCAATCTTATCCACTGCCTGCTGCAAGTTGGTTGCCTCCATCCCGCTCTCGGTGCTGTTATACGTCACCGCCTCGGCTGTGTTCGCTCCTCCTTGCACGCTTATCGCCTCAATGGTCTGCTTATTCTGCTTGATACGCTCCTGCATGTCGGAGAGTGCCTCTTCTACTTCTGCGTCCCTATCTTGCAGGTTCTTCACATCGCCTTTAAGGTATATCTGTTTGGCTGCTCCTAACTTTCCTTGCTCGGTCGCTGCCGTTAGTTCATCTGTAAGTTTGATTGCCATATCTTCTTCCTGCTAATATACTTCAATCTCCCAATCTGCCTCCGTGAGCTTGTTGCGGCTCTGATACAATCGGTACTCTCCGTAGGTGTTCTGAGCTGTCCGCGGTTCGTCCAACGCTACGGATATACCATCGGATGTAACCTTGCGTATCTCCAACCCCGAAGGTATAAGCAATTGTATTCTCTCGCCTACCTTGGTAGTCACCTTGCCGCGCATTCTTGCACTGTCCGATACTATGCGCTGCATGTTGCTTACCGCTGGGTCACCATCGCCTGCACCGATAAAGCTCAAATACTTCGTCACTTGCTCGGTGTGCGGTGCAAATCCTTCCTTCTGCACGGAGAGAATAAACGTTTCCTCACTTGCTCTGATACTGCTATCTATCATTACGTGCGTGGTAACGCCATCGAACAGTACTTGCTCCGCACTTCCGTACTTCTTGGTAATTCGCACCTTATCGGGCTGCGCCTGCTCACCTCCTGCAGTTATGTAGATTGTCACTTCCTCGCTTGTTCCATCCTCGCTTGGTGTAACGCGCAAGTTTCCTTGTAACTCACCCTTAACGCCAGCGATCTGTTTCTCTACCGTCCTTTTTACCTGCTCGGTCAATTCGATGGTGTCTACCATCACGCCACCAACGCGAAACGCTGTGTTCTCCATCGGCTCGCGCTCGTCCCTAACCTGCTCGGCACGTTGTTTCAAATCCTCGTATTCAACCATCTTACTTACCAATTACATGTAATTTGACTCTGTTATTTTTCATAGGTCGCTGCTGCAGCTCGGGGCACATCTCACGGATAAAACGTCTTGCCTCTATCATGTACGCATCCGCAAGTTCGAATGCACCGTTGTACGCCTGCACTCTGTCGGCTGCGCTTGCATGGCTGGAATATGAATCTTCCTTGCTCACGTAGCCAAACCTTGTTTGCGTGCCGCTGCCGCTCCTTACGATACGCGCGTAAGCGTAGTAGCACAAAGCCGAACGCACACCAATGAACATGTGCCATGCGCCATCTCTGTCTTGGTACTTGCCCCCGGAGTAGAGAAATGCTATGCGGCTTGCTCGGTCAAATGACTCATCGAATGTATCGGTAAATGTGCCGTACTGGTGTTTCTTGATTGCATCCTGCAGCTCCATATATAGCTCATCACCGATATTGACGCGCAAGTCGAACAGTTCCGCCTCCTCGATGCAGCGATTTACAAGCGCATCATCCGCATTGCAAGGTCGCGCATACTGCGTAATATCCTGCTTAGTTATCAATCTTGACTTCATATCATGCCTCCTATCTGCTGTGCTGCAGCGCTTACACCCTCGAACCGAATCGGTTCTATGGAACAATCCGCTGCCGCGAATATGCTACCGCTTAGCACCTTAGTGAACGCACGCTCTATCAACCTGCGCTCCTTGTCTGTTACGCTGTTGTACAAGTTGTAAGCGTCCGTTACAACGTCACCGCCAAAGCCAACCTTACCTTGCTTGATGCAGTAGAACGCCTCTTGCCCGAAACATGCGTAAATGCGTCCTTCCGTGCTGCTCTCGGTTGTTTCGAACTGCTTATCGAAGTTCTGCACCTCGAAAGGTCGGAACTCGGGCACCTCCTCTTCGCTCGCTACATTCATGCCGATAATATTGCATGATTTCTCGTCACCCTGGAAGTCAATGAAATCATCCATGAAGTTCGCAAACTCCTTGTCCGAGTCTCCACTATCTCCTTCGGGTGCCATCTGCCCTTGCTTGGTTATCAACATGCCTGCAGGAAGGAAGTTATTGCGCACATTGCGGTATTTTACATTGCTTATACCCTCATCAATGGAAAGCTCCGTAAGAATGCAGTCGTAACGCGGTATCGCGTACTCGTTCGCTCCGATGTTTGAGATGTAGAGAATCTGCCCTTGGTATTCGCTGATGCCGCCTGCCTCCAACATCTCCTCTCTTACGCTGTCAAGATTGAATACTGGAATGCGGTCTACGGTCTCCGAGTTCACCCATAGCCTCTGTCCTGCTCGCGTTCGCTGCTGCGTCCAGTCGGGATGCAATAGGATGTGATGCACTACTCCGTCCTCGTCAGGTTCTTCTAATCGGCAATTCTCGAAGGGTATGTGCTGCACTTCTACAACATTGCCCCCCAAATCGTAATTTACATGCAGTGCCAACCCTCCGTACATACCAACATCGTGCGCCACCTTAGCCAGTATATCGTCCGCTGTTTCTTGGAATCTGTTCAGCTCCAACGCTGCTAACTGCTCGTCCCGAAAGCCTCTTCCTTCGATGAAGTCCGTGTAACGCTTCATGCAGGCTGAACCTATGGCGCTTGTTGCCACAATGGTCGCAACCTGCTGTGGGTACAAGTTGTTGTGCCCATACGTTACGAGATTTAGCCCACTATTATAGTGTGCCTCAATCCTCTTGCTCGGTATCTTCAACGTTCGAATCTGCATCTTGGCTCTCCTCCTGCTCGGTGTCCTTCAACTCCTCTTCTACTGCTGCATCTTGGCTCTCCTCCTGCTCGGTGTCCTTCAACTCCTCTTCTACTGCTGCATCTTGGCTCTCCTCTTGCTTAGATACCTTCTTCGCCTCGGGTAGAACCTCGAAAAGGTCTGCTTGTTGCGGATAGCGTTTCAGATAATCTTTCGCTATCTTGTCGGTAAGGTTTGCGTTAGTGTACGCCTCGTTTTTCTCAAAGTCGTGTAACACTACGCCAACGCGCAATCTGTATTTTGTTCCTGCCATAGTCATTTTTTCTAACTTGTTTAACGTTACATGGATTTCTATCAGTGCATCACTCCATCTATCCTTGCAGTTACATTCTCGGATATGCTTGCCGCATACATCCATGTAGAGTGTATCTAATTCGGCTTCGTGAGCAGGAAGGGTTCCGCCATTGCGGTACTCCTCCAGCTCCTCTGCCTTGGTTTTATATGAAGAAATTACTGAATCTTCCATCCGTCTTATTAAGCAATCAACGCCTTAATAACATCATCTATCACCCAATCGCCTGCGCTACTGCTACCGCTCTCCTGCATCTCGAATGACCATCCCGTGCGGGTATCATCATTCCACGGCTCCCTCGTAGCACTACTCATCTGCAAGCCCTGGCGCAATCCATACACCTCCCAATGAGCCTTACTGTCAGGAGTCTTGCTTTCAAGTAAGATTACATACTCACCATTCGCGAGGCAGTCCGCAACCTTAGATGCATCGGGACCACTGTTGAGTAGGACGAATGAAACCGTATGATTAAAGGTGTTGATATATGTGCCTTGGTTAAACTCCGTCTTGGTACCACTGAACGGTGTACGAGGCGGAACAATTAGTTTATAGGGTTTCTTTCCGCTCTTAAGAGGCAGACTAGTAATCAACCCTGCAAAGTCAACGTCGTAAACCACGTTCTCTATGTCGATATGAGAACGATTAATAATGTAGCCTTGGCGCTCATAACCTGCACTTACACTACTGCAACCGCTCTCAATGTCGTCAGATATATATTTCTCACAAGCCATATTCTTTTAGTTTTAAAAACCGAGGTGCTTTTTAGGGAAGGTAGGTGCTATCCCTTATATAAGCACCCCGGAACGTATATAATAACAATTTATGAAACTGTCTTATCTTAGTATGCAGCCTGAATCATGCGGTCATCTGCGATGAGAGTTCCCAACTTATCCTTAGCCAACAAGAAGTTGGTTTGCAAGGTTTTGTCGAACCAAACTTGCAAATCTACCAATTCGTTCTCGCTCTCCAAACCTACGCACATATTCTGTGTGGTAGTGTAGATGGCGCGATACGGCTGGTTGAACTTGGTCTCTGTACCCTCGTATGCCTGGATAATCTCATCCCATGTAGGAATTGAAATCAACTTGATACCACTGTAGGTACTCTCTTGAATACCCATGAATATGCTGTTCCACTGCAGCTCGCTACCCTTGTTGTTGTTGCGAATGTCGATATTCAGTGCATCCTTGAATGACTGCGTGATGTAGATTACTTGATTTTCTGAACCGCGCAACAATGGGTGTGCATCCATAATCAAGTTATCCAATATCTTCATAGCGTAACCGCTTGCCATGAATGCGGTCTTCTGCGCTGCCTTAGTAGTCTGCGCGTTCGCATCGATAGTTGTTCTGCGTGCGCTATCGGTTGCAATAACTTGATAGATACGCTTGAACAAACCATCGGTGATGTTGAAATACTTCGCGTTATCACCGTTGAGCAATACACCGCCAGACGCTGTTGCCTTTGCATTGGTATCTCCAAACCATGCCAAACGCAGGATAGTCTTCATAATAGCCAATTCCAATCGTGGGCGTATGATGTCGGCAAGGTATGCCGTGCCGGTCATGTCCGCGATGGATGTTTTGTTTTTGAGCGCCCACTGTGCTACTGTTCCCGCAACATCCTCGTAGCACATTTCCAATGCTACCTCCCATGCTTTGATACTCCATTCCTTCTCACTTGCAGCAATCGTCTCGCTGTCGTAGGTCGGCTTACATCCCTGCGCTGCCTTACCTACCAAACCGAACTCACCTACGAATGCCAACTTATCGCCATTGCGCTGAGCTGGGATTACGTTCAAGAACGCACCCAACTTCTCGGGCGATACTACCGCCTGCAATATCAGCTGACTTAACTCACGAATCGCGCCATTGTCGGGCGTAATCTGACTCCAATTAATGTTTGTACTTGCCATATATGCTAACTCTTTATGTCGTTACTTACCTTCTGTCTTTTTCTTCTTCTGCTCCTCGTACTCTGCAATCGTCATGTTCTGTTGAACCTTGTGCATTTGTACGCTCTGCGTGTTGCGCTTGCTTACAGTGTACCCACTCTTCAACGTTTCGAGGAATTTCTCTCCGCCTGCAAGGTTTACTGCCTCCAATATCGCGGACTGCTCTTCGGTAACCTGCGATGCTTGCAGGGTGCTTACCTGCTCTCGGAGTGATGCCGCCTCTGCCTCGGCTGTTTCGGCTCTCTTTGTCGCTGCTGCAAGCGCTGCCTCCAACTCTTCTACCTTCGATTTCGCCTCCTCTAACTCCTTGTTGGTGTCGGCTGCGGTCTGCTGCTCGGTCGTTTCGCCCTTCTTCTCTTCGCCTGCGGTCTTGCCCTCTTCTTCGGGGTCCTCAACCTTCGTTACAACTCCGTCCTCAACGGTTACCTTAGTGCCATCGGATAAAGTAAATGTTCCATCGGGTGACGCTGCATCGCCTACCTCGATTTCGCCTTCATCGCGTTCAACGGTCAGCGTGCCCTCTTCGCACTCATATTCGGTGCTCGCTGTCGCTTTCATTTGCGCGATGGTTTCTTTTAATCTGCTTAAAAAACTCATATTGATAATAGTATTTGATTTTCTGCGGCTCGCGGTGTTCGGCTCTATCACACTTGATACGAAACCTAACTCAATCGCCTTGTCCGCTGTGAAAAATTTATCCTCGTCCATCATCTTAGCGAGGGTTTTACGGTCTGCCCCTGTGCGCTCCTCGTAGATATTTAGGAAGGTTTCTTTGTACGCCTTAAGCTCGTCCGCTCTATCTCGCAACACATCCTCCGTAAGCACTCCCCACATAGATGGGTAGTAAGGGTTATGTATCAAGAACCGTGCATGTGGTCTACATCTACGCGCTGCCTTTGGCGCTGCCAAGAACACAATGGTTGCCATGCTTGAACACTCGCCTACTACCTCCGCTTTTATTGTCTTTCCGCTTGCTCGAAGTGCATCGTATATCTTCAATCCTTCGTCCACGTTACCGCCAACACAATCAATGCTCATCTCAATCGTGCTATCGTCCTCGCCCATGCCTGCAATCAAATCATCTACGCTTGTAAATGATTGCATGTCACGCCCAATGCCCCACCACTCAAACATGATGCGGCTTTCTTCGTCCACGATTTCGTTGTGTAGTTTTAATTTCGCCATATTTTCGTTTTAATTTTCACAAAAGTACTTCAATAGGTCGTTTTTCGCAATAAATCGGCTAAAAATACACTGTCATTTGTGTGTCATGTGTACCCGATTATCGGGTTTCGGGCACAATAAAAAAGGGTAAACGCATCCCTGCGGCTACCCTCCAAAATTCAAAAACTCACTTAATTATGAAGAAAGTACTTGCTAAAATAGTACCGTTTGCTCAAATTTCGCAACTATGCGATATATATGCCGCTCCTGCACCTTGTATTTGTCCGCAAGATAGGATAGCGTAAACGCTCTCTTTACTCCGTCCTTCTCCTGCTGCTTGTACTCTCGGTACAATTCAAGGTACTTGACCGTACTCGCCTCTACATGCGCATCACATAACTGCCGCAAGATATACTCATTGCTCTTGATTAGTTCATATATTGTCATAACGTTCTTATTTCATTTTTATTGTTCTATTTCTTGAACTTCGCAATGCGTTCCTTCACGCGAACGCGGTTTGTTACGTCCGTAATATCTGTAACGCTGACCACTGGCGCAGGAAGGCTCTTAATCAAGTCGCGTGTTGCATCCTGCATCATGCTGTTAATGTCTGCCGTGCCGCCTGCTTGCTTACCATATATCGGCACTCCTCCGCCTGCTTGGTTGATAGCGGACAGCAACGGAGCAAATGCCGCTGTACTCTTGGCGTTGATCACACTCTCGCCATCGGATAGCATAGCCGGCACACTGTCGCTCGTTGATGTGCCCTCGCCCGATACATCTCCACCAGTTGCGAACTTGGCACTATTTACGTAACTTATCGCGGATGCCATGTTGGCTAAAATGCTTGCAATACCGCTTGCCATGGTGACTACTCCTGCAATACCCTTGCCAGCCTCGGCACTCGTCATTTTAGCGATTGCCTCTCCTATGCTAATAGCGATGTTTGCCAACGCAACAACCTTCGCCAGTTGTGCCGCTGCCTCGTTGTCCTCACCTGCGCTCTCCAATAGTGTAGATAGTCCGCTTGTCAATTCCTTGGCTGCTGTGAATGCCCCCTCACGCGCTTTGGTTTTCGCCTCCTCGGATTCTTGTGTGTTGGCTGTAGCCTGCGCGTTAGCCTTGGCGGTCTTGCGTATTTCCTCCTCCGTCCTTGTTCGCTGCACCTCGGCAACGTCTTGATTGTACTTCTCTTCAAGGTTGATTAACGTCTGCTGCAATGCCTTCTTTGCCGTGATGGTTAGCTTGCTTTCGTCTGCTAACTGCTCACGTATCTTCTCCACTCTGCGGTCGTAGGCTGCCTTCATCTCTGCCAATCTACGCTCCGTACCATCCTTAATCAGCGCAATGAGGCTATCTTCCGCCTGCTGCACTGCCGACTTTTCGATGCTCATCATCTCTGCTAACAATCGTTGCTGCTCTTTCAGTAATCGCTCCTGCTCCTTCAACGCCTGCTCCTTCTCCTTGGTTACACTCTGTATGCTCGCTCTTACGCTTGCGCTTGCCGAGGCTTGTGCGCTTGCCTCTGCCTTGGCGATGGTATTCAGTCTGCGCTCTACGGCTCGCATCTTTGTGTACTTCTCGGTTTGCGCATCCGTAATCGCTGCATTCGCTTGCGCCAACTTCAAGTTGGTTTCATACGTATTGTCCGCGGTCTTGTTTTCGTACAAGAGTTGGTTGCGCTGTGCCACTCGTAGCTTAATCAACGCATCGCTCTGCTTGTTCACAATGCGCTCATACTCGGCTGCAAACTGCTTGCGCTGCTCTGTGGTGTACTTCTCCGTTTGCATCAGTTGAACCTGCAGTTTAGCCAACTCCTGGTTCCACTTAGCGTTCATCTGTACGTAATCCTTCTGCCGTGCCTCTGCCTCCTTTCGATAATGTTCCGCTTTCTGCGCGTTATCCAACGCCTTTGTCGCTTGTTCGTCACTCTCGGATACAAGATGCAGGAATCCCAACGCGGTTTGGTACAATACGCTAAGATTGTTGTTTGCCTTAGTTATTGATGCCGCCCAGTCTTGTATGCGCTTTTCAATCACGTTGATTGCTGCAGTGAACGGAGTCAATGTACTCTTCCATCTGTTGGTGTTCTCCTCGCTCGACTGAATACCTTCGTTTAATTCGTGTATCACACCCACCAATGCCGCTATCGTCAATACAATAGGGTTAAGCAATAGTTTACCCAATGCAGATCCGAATGCTACAACCTGCGCTTTGGCAACGGAAAACATTTCGCCTGCGCTGCCTGCTTGTGCTGACAGTGCCATGATGGATTGAGCAAACTTGTTGTTCTGCCCCAGTGCGGACAGAATGGAATTTTCGTAGTTACCCACATTGCGGTAAAAGCGTTGCGTTTCCTCTTCTGCTCCCTTCAACTCCTTGGTTACCTCGTTGATGTGGTTTTTCAACGCCTCCCCTGCCGCACTCTCACGCTCGGCTCTGCTCATATCGTCATAAGCCTTGGTTGCGTTAGATAGCTCGGCTCTCAATTGTCGAAGACTCCCTTGTTGCGCTTTCTGTTGCGTAATCTCGCTCTTGATTTCCTTCTCAACCTCGCGAATAGACTTCTTGTATTCATCCTTCGCAAGTTTGGCTTTCTCCATCTCGGTATCGTACTTCTGTTGCGTGATACGTCCATCGTTGAGCGCCTTGCGCAGGTTGTCCTCGGCTTGCTTAACGTCCTTTATCTTGTTCTGATACTCGACAATCTTCTGTATCGCCTCCTCGATATTGACCTTGATGTCAATTATTCTCTCGGTGCTATCGCTGCCGCTGCTGCCTAAATTATCTGCCATGCCTTAGTATTTTTCATCCGTAAATCGTATCTTAATTAACTCAAACTCACACATATCATCATCCCCGGTTGTTACACTGCGAATGAAGAAAAACAATCCGTATTTCTGCAGGTATAACGGTTTTGTCATGTCGAGAGTTGCCAACCGCTCCGCACCGAATCGAATTGTCACCTTGTAGACGCGGAAAGGGTTGATAACCGCTGCATACTCCTTGTAGTAATCATCCAATATCCTCGTCCATGTCCTGCCCTCGCTGCAAAAGTATTGTGTAACTCCGTCCACTTTCTCGTGTCTTGTAGTGCAGAATATCGGGTTGTCGCTTTTCTCTTCGAACGTTTCCAATCCATCATCATCATACGTGTAAAGCTCCACCCACGGAATGCTGTCTACAGTCTTGTATGTGTTGAACGGCAAGGTTACAAGGTCGGTTTCGCTTTCCAGCGTCCAATCATCGCAGGGCAAGGATGCATCCCAATCTCTATCCTCGTTATCCGCATAGCGGAAGTAGTTTGTTTTTGCGTAATCATCGTCGTGGAACTCTATTTCTTTGATTTCGCTCGTTACCTCGTCATACTTAATGATGTTCGTAGTTTTCGGGTTCTGACTGCTCGCCCATGCTATCATTCGGCTGTATGTCCTCGGGTAGAACTCACCCTCTATCGGCACCAGTGCAATGCCCGTGATGGCACACATGGCGGTGATGTAGTCCACACAATCCATATCGGGCATGTTCAGCGCGTAATCGAACATCTGCCCTTCGTTCGGCACTACGTGGTCGTAGGCAACACGCAGTTTACACTTCGAGAAATCGAATGTTGCGTTATGGATGGAGCTGAACAACTTCTCATTCTGTTTGTGTCCTGCGCAGGTTGATAGCTCTATAACAAACATCATGTTCGTTCCATACGTCTTGTTCGTAAGCTCTGCTGCCGACTGGCTGAACGCATCGTCCGAATCGAAGTTAAAATGAAACGTCCTCGCGGTGTCGGTCTTGGTTGAATCTGTGTAAACATACGATTTTATCCAGTTCGCCAACCTCGGATAGCCTATGAACACATCATTTAGCTTTTGCGCCTCTGTGCTAAAAATGCTTATACCTACGCTTAGATTGTCTAAGTTCGCCTTACAATCACTCGGTATCACTACATCCAACGTGCCCTCCAATCGCGCTTGCAGGAATCGCTGCATAGGTACTGCGCCAATCCAATACTCCGTATTTCCGTTGTCCCCGAAGGTTGTAACGCGGTCGTATCTATCGGGATTGTTCGGGAAAACAAAGAAAGGAGGGTAACGCATAGCTGTTCGCATGTTGATTGTAGCGGATACAAGGTTCACTTCTTCGCCATTGTCTGCTGCGTTGAGGAATGGCATGACCAATCCATCGAACCGCGCTTTCTCTACATCCCCGAATCCTTCCGTAACTCCGTCATCGCTGCGTATCTTCATACCTAACTTGTCGCAGCACTTCAATAACAAATCGTAGCATGGGTATGTAGGCGGTATCTTTGCATCATCGTCTTGCCCTGCGTTAAATCTGCACTTATAAGGATAGGTAAACTCGTTCTCATCGCGCGTGAACTCTACCTCTCCTAAGTCAAGGTCTTGTAAGGTGTAATCGTTGTCCTCAATCATGCCTGCGCCCCAAAACAAATTCAGTTCGTAAGCGTCCTCCGTAACGCGCATTATTGCAACGTCCGCACCTTCTATCAGTACTACGCCATCCCTAACAACTCTTGCGCTCTGCTTGATGTAGGGCACGTTATTCAAGGTGTTCGGAATGTCTATCGCCTCCATTAACCTACGGTTTCTTGCGGTCTTAGGTAGCGATATTGTGTAGCTCGATGAATTGCTAAACTCATCGAACGGCCGGAAAAGGTTCGACTCGTATTTCAGTTGAATATTCTCTGTCAAATCCAACTTCTCGTACTCGCCCTCTTCGTTGATTATGTATAATTCATCCTTCATACCCTGCTTCTACATCTGTTGTGAATCAAACGAAAACGCAATCTCTACCTCGTAGTTGTCGAGTGCCTTACTACCGATGTCGCTTGTAGACGTTACCCGAATTGGGATGTACTCATCATCCTTCACCCATACTACCAGTGGTGACCATGCCAATGTGCGCAATAGCATACGTTGGTTCTTGGTTTGCAGCGGAGCGCATATCTTGCGGCTCATTGTGATGCTCTTGCCCTGTGAGATGGTACGCACCATTTCGGTTGCAGCGATGTAGTTCTCTACGTCCGTTTCGCTCGCCTCGCTCTCGTCTGCATCGTCACCGTTAAGGAATGTCCATGTTTGCCACTTGCCCGTAATGTCTACCCACATAAGGGTAATAGCACCGCTCGCAGTGCATTCGGCTGTGTCCGCTACACCTGCATCATTCAACGCCTCAATATCGGCTGTGAACGGAGTACTCTTGCCCCAATATACATCCCATTGCGTTATATCGTTGTCGGAGTCTTGCAGCGTTACCACCTTGTGTATGTACGCACCCTCTTGCGGCTGCAGGTCGGTGTACTTGAACAACGCTTGCACGTACTTACTGATATCAACGCTTACAAGGTTGCTCTGCACTCTTCCTTCAAGCGCTGTGGTGTCCGAACTATATACCTTGAATGTGCCTGCATTCATCTGCGGGCTCATTATCTTGTCGAATGCATATACTTTGTCCATATCTCTTATCCTTCCAATGTTTGTTTATCGTTTAGGTGTATCGTCTGTATTCCGTTCCACAACATCACGGATAGCCTATCTTTCAAGTTCCGTAACGTTGTCGGTATCTCGTTAGAGTAGATGTCGGCACGTCCTCCCTCGCGGTATAATAGCGTACCTTCGGTCTTTATCTTGTGCGCGATGGCTCCTGCCAACGTCATACGCCCTCTCGTATCGGGGTCGCTGTATTTCGGTTGCCATCGTGCGCTTGCTTGTCTTACATACGGCATGGCTCGGTACGATATGCCCTTATCGACTATCCACTGAGCGATTATGTCTACGAAGTTATACGGCACCTTGCCGCCCTTGCGTCCAGTTTCCAGTGTTCCGAAAGGCGATCGCCCTATCAGTGCGCCCCCCGACTTGTCAGCCTCAACGCGCAGGCTATCCCGCGTTCTTCCGCTTGCAACCTGCCCTGCGCCCGTATGGTTGGCAATGATACGTTCTTTCAGCGACTCCAGCTCCTCGCGAATGATTATCTCCTGCGCGAAGTAGGTTTGCGTTGCGTTGTAATCAGCCATAGCACTCACCCTCCTGCGGTGTCAAGGCTATCTCCATGGTGATGCCCACCATATTCTCGTCCAACTTGTCGTACACCACGCGGTAAGGTAGATTGCCATCCACCCAGTTGTAGAGTCCGCTTTCGTTCACGGCTGCAACAAACTGCTTGGCGCGTTCCTTCATGCGATTAATTTGCGGTTGTATGCCCTCGCCCTCGAAGTCAAGGTTGCAGGGTGTCAAGAATGCAAACATTCTATTCTCGCTATCTCGGAATGCGTTATTGTTGGCTATCATCGTACCCGATACCTGCAATACATCAACCAGGATGTCGTTCACTCGCTCATGCTCGCTTGATACTCCGTCCGCTCTAAGGTTGGCGCGTGCCCAATCGTCCATAATGTATCGCATTCCTAATCTCTTGGCGGTCGCTGCCATCAGCTCGCGTTCCTTCTGTTTCAACTCTTCGTGTGTCATACGCTATTTGTTCTTCTTACTGTACTCTTGTTCGAGGCGCTTGCGGTACGCAGATACCTCGCTATCGTTCTTCATCACTTGGTACACTCTGCGCCATGATACCTTCAACACCTCGTCGTGGTCTTGAATACCCATACGCTGTGCGTACCAATCTATCATACCGAAGTCACCGAACTGTAACCGCTCCACTCCTGCCGCACGCTCTTCCGCGGTCGGTGTCTGATTGCATCGCGCAAACATATCGTTGATACGCGATACCTCTTCACATACCCACTTACTGAATCCGTACACCACGCGGATATCCTCGCGCATCACTTGCTTTATCGTCAGCCCTAAAAGCACTTGTGCCGGCACAAATAAAACGTCCTCATCCGTTTTTAGACGTTTCAAATCCAAATACTGCCCGAATGTGATTAAGTCAAGGCTCATCGGCACGAATGCTCGGCTTACCATTATAGGCTTTTCCGCGCTCGCCAGTGCTTGCTTAGACTCCTTGTCGATAATATCTTTCACATGTAAAAATCGTTCAACCTTCATATCTTTTGTCTGTTTATCGTTGCTTACCAAATGTAGTGCGTCTAACCGCCTTGCGTTGCTCTGCCAACCGATTGAGTGCTACGTATCGCACTGCATCCATCAAGTGATTCCACTTGTCTATTGGCACGTTGAGCTTAATGCCGCTTATCTTATCCTCTGCCCACATGTAATGCCGCGCCTCGGCTATTAGGTTGAGGCTATCCGCGGTGAAGTGCATCACGTATCGTTGCAGGATGTCGATACCGTTCTTGATTGAGTCCGCGCCCTTGTTTGCGCCCTCTATCTGTCGTATGCCTGCATTGTGTATCTCTACAATAGATTTCTGCTCTGCGCTATCGGCTATCGTTGGCATGATAGGGAGTCCGCGCAACTTATCCGCTATCATAATGTTCGTCAGTCCTCGCTCGTAGCACTGTTCCTTCATGTACAACTCACCACCCAACATATATACATCCACTATTGCCGTAGGGTCGTTCACAAATCCGAAGTCCAACCCTCTTGCTATCGGCTTAGCGTCCTCGGGTATCGCCTCTACAATATCCCAACGCTTATATATCAGTCCTTCTAACTTACCAGTAAGCCCCAGTCCGTACACTCGCCACCAATTCTCATCGTCCTTGTTCGCCTCAATGGCTTGTATTTGCTGCTGCTCTAAAAACGGATTGTCCTTATATGTTGAGTGGATAACCTTCGTATCTTTCCGCGCCTCTATGCCTTGCAGCTCAAACCAAAACTCTGCGTCAGGATTCCAGTCAAGAAAGATACTCATTCTCGTGCGCACTGATAGCTGTCTGTATATCTCGTAGTCAAGATGGTTGCACTCATTCATAAATAAGATGTCGCGGCTTGAACCCTTCATCTTGTGCCATTTGTCGGCACTAAAGAAGAGAATTGTGCCGCCCAGTGGAAAGCGATACTCCTTCTCTGTCTTGTTCTCCGTGTAATCGCGCCCCTCCTGCAGTCCTTCGGATGCAAGGATGTTCCGCAAGTCCTCCATTGCTCCTCTCTTCAAGGATGGAACGCTCTCGCCTACAACGTCTATTTTCAACACCGCACCCCGAACGCATAGCGCAACAAATAGGCACATAACGGAATAAGTTTTTCCGCTACGCGTGCCGCCCTTGTTGGCTATTACTCGTTTTCGCCTGCAAAGTGCCTCCATGCTCTCACTATATATCTTCGTTGCTTGTATCGCCATTCTTTATTCCGTCCTGCTCTCCCACGCTACGCCTAAACATGTCCAGTACCTTCTGCGTGTCATTCTCGGTCTTGTCGGTTGATATAAACGTTACATTCGTACCCTGCGGAGTAACCAATTCCGTTGTCTGTTTTTGTTTCCAGTGCTCGGGGTCGATGTTGTGCAGTATCTCGCGTATTGCCTCAATATTCGGCTCTACGTGCTTCTCGTCCACTATCATTTGTGCAAGTTGAGGCTGTCCGTTCTTGTCCAACTTGTATATCTTCCTCTTTCCTGCCTCAATGGTGTGTGCCTTCGCTAAATACGCAAGGCTCTTCTCTACTTCGCGCAACAAATTAGCACGGAATTGCTCTTGTCCCTCCTTGATTGCCTCGGTTATCTCGCTTTTCTTGCGCCAATCGTACCACGTATCTTCGGCTATCCCTAACGCATTGTACAACATCCTGGCTGTTGCTCCATTTCTCTGCTGGTAGCCGTATTTAGCAATCCATTGTTCCACCTCTATCGGGGTCTTGTCCTTATCGTACTTCATCTTATCCAACGTTTATGTAAGTAAATTCCTTCAAGCAACTGCTTGGTCTTGTTCTGCTCCTTCTTCACCTCGATTGAATTGCCAAACATCTTGCGCAGGAAAAGCGTGTCTTGTTTCTCTGTTTCCAACGTTCTGCGCCCTGACTGTCCGCCCTGCAATGTGAAGGTTGAGTCAGCCAGTTGTCGAAAATGAAACCGCTTGTCGATGAAGCAAAATCTATTGTAGTACGCATTCAAGCAATTAATCCAGTGACTCTCGCATGCCACCGTGCGTTTGTCGAAGTACAAGTGACCACCCTTGTTCAATCCCATGGCGCATCCGTTGATGTACCCGTTCATCATGAACGGCTTGAACTCGTTGTAATGCGCAGGCACCGGATCGTTGTTGAATCCATATAGAAACGCCCCGATTTCTTCTGCTTGCTCCTGCGTCCTATATATCAAATCTCTAACCTGGTCGGGATTGAGCTGTTGGCTATCGGTTGTGTACAATCGTTCGATAGACACAATATCATCATCCACGAAAAACACATCTCCGAATAAGTCGTATGCGTACTGTCGTATCTCTGAGAGTGAAGGAAGGCTATCGTGTGTAATTACTTCGAAGTTCAACGCATCCTTGTACTCTTGTTCCTCCTGCTTGTCCACCAATACCACCATATCCGTGATATTGGTCTTGAAAATCTTTGCTCGCTTGCGCGATGGGCACACAATCTTCATCCTATCACCTCCCTTAACTTAGAAACATCTATCACGTTACACCTTCTTTCTTTACCGTCACCGCAATTGCTCGCATGGTTCTCTTGCAGTCCGAACACATCGCGCACAAACCCTTCATCTATCTTGTTGTGAACGACTATCACAAAACATTCGTGCTTTTCGTTGAACTCGGGCACGATGGGCATCTTGCAATTCTCATCGGTCGTTTCTGCCATCTCGCTCATAAACTCATCATCAACGGAATGTTTCGCCTGCTCGTACACCTCACCATAAGCCGTGATACCCCAATCGCGTAAATCTGCATCATCCCATAGGTTTGCAAGCGCATCCATATCCCATTCGCCTGCCTCCTGGTTGTCCATAACGATGTACATATCGCGTTCAGCCTCCGAGAGTCCGTATGCCTCTTTGACTGTCACCTCTCGTTTTTCGAGAAAGTCTTTCCAAAATTCGATAACATCTCCCTTCTCTTCCTCTGTGCGTTTATTCCAACCATTAAGTTTTTCTAAACGGTTCAAAACATCTTCCTCTGCCAGTCCGCTAATGTACGCCAATGCTCGGTAACGCATGTTACCTGCCAATATCATGCCGTTTTCATCCACGGCTATCTGCATCAGCTTGTCAATACCCTTGGGAAATATCAAAAGGCTATTCACCAACACTTCAAACGCATCCTTCGTGATGGTTCTCGGATTATCTTGGTTAAGATGGATGTCCTGCATCCTGCATTTTCTTTCGCTCATATATGATTGCTTATTTGTGGCAAAAGTAATGAAATTACTTTGATTTAGCAAATAAAATGCGGTTTAAATGTCACATAGACGCAAAAAATGCCGCTATTCTCGCGAACAACGGCACTCAACATTTAATTATTTATGAATGAACCAAAAGAAATCTTCTTTAAAAGGTTGGGTGCATCACTGCTGCCAACCTCAGATGTCTAACCTAATAAATTTAAAATAGAATTGACAAAAAACATTCTATGCAAAGTTACGAATTATTTTCCTTTCCTGCAAGCAATTTAAAGCGAATTGCTAACTGCAACATATCAATCGTCCCCTTAGTAAGTAATCGGTCGGGTGTTGTTCGAAGTATCATCCATCCCATGACAGTACCCGAATTGTATTTTTCGATGTCACCGAGGAACCCCCGGGGTCTTGTATGCCGCCCCTCTGTCCACACGCCACCTTCTACTTCCAGTGCTACCTTGTATTCGGGTATCGCGTAATCGTACCGCCATTTGCGTATTGGATGAAAACGAAACTCCTTCACGCACTCAACATGTAGTGCAGCCTTTACCGCGGCTGTAAACATGTCGTACTTGCTCGCTGTGTTATTTGTTTTCTTCTTCGCCATTCCGCTTATTCAACATTTCTCTTAAATCTTCCATCATAACTCTGTGTAGATACTCAATCGCTCGCACCATTGTTTCGAACGGTTCTCCTTCCATGTGCATATATATATGGCTATCGCAGGAATCTTTGTAATTGAATCCGACACAAAACACGTTAGGGATGCAGTTATAATGCACGCCTAAATCTCTGCAATTGCATCGCAGGCTGCGTAGAACCTCCATTAATGCCGTAAAACTCCATGCAGGCGTGCAATCGTCGTTAAGTGCAAACCCGATGCATAAGTCCTGCAAATCGTCAGGCATATAACATCCTGCCCAATGCATATCGGATGTCCTTATCTCAATACCTATCTTTACCAACCTTCGGCTCTGTTCCAATGTTGTTGCTATCTGTCCCATTGTAGTCCTCCTCGTTTAATCCAAAATTATACGGTACATTATCGCAAATAAACATACCCATTAATCGTTGTTGTTCCTGCGCCTCTACTACCGCCTCGGCAAGTATGCGTACATACCACTCTTGCAAATCCTTATCCATTGTCTATGCCCTTCAATGTGATACCTGCAGGAAACGCAGTGTAGAATCCATCGAACACCTCATCACAATGCCCAATGCGTATCTCATCGCATATCGTACCATCCTCCAACTCAATGTACACTTCCTCTTCATCTGTTGAGGATAAAATGCTTATTAGTTCTAATCTGTTCATACGTCATTCGTTGGTGTCGCATCGCTTGCCCCTAAACATTATTTGTCTCATTTGTCACCTCCTTTTTACTTTTATGTGCGTTCAGAAATTGTTCCACATCAAAATCAATCTCCATGCCAATTTCCGAAAAGATTTCCTTCAACTTATTGGTTTCTCTAATTAAGTCACAAACAGCCTTATCGTACTTTGGCTGAAAAAGCTCTATGTTGTTGTAGTGCTCTTGCAGCAATGGCGCGTTCCTTATACATCTTCTTGCCGTACAAATCTTTTGACTGCATTCGTCAATTTCTTTAGCTACTAAATCGTTAAACTTTTCTATATCAATCATTTGTCACTATATCAATAATGATTTATTCGTTCAATATTCATTACTCTAATCATAAACTTGCGAGCTTCCTCTTCCGAGGCTTCACCACGGACTGAACCTTTACAAAAGTTTCCAAAGTCACTGGCTCGCTCTATCTTACCATCGCAAGTTTCACCAATCAATACTCCGTAGCCATCACCTCCAATATATCCGTCATGGATAAAACGTGACCACTACCATCGACAAGAAATGTTCCTGCCTTGTATTCGCTTTTTCTCATATCTTTAATCTTTAAATTTGTAATCTCGTTTTTTACACCAAATGAGAGCCTTTACGAGCAAACCGAACAAATCATTCTCGCCCATAAATGTTACTACTTCTTGTCCTCCTTCGCCTTTATCGAGTGGAAGATACAAAGTAAGCATATATCCTTTTACGTCAATTAGCTTGTATCGTATCGGCATATAGTCCAGTAACGCCATCAAACTCCATGCAGGACAATCGCTCTCGTAGCTGTGGTCAAAATATCCGTCACTCTTTAATCTTAGTGACACATCATAATCGCCACCTTCTTCCTTATACTGTTCCGCTTCTTCATACGAACATTGGTTGCCATCATCGGCTGTAAAAATGTAGCACATATCCGCAGTGTAACTCGGAATACCTGCATCAAGCAATCTCTTAGACTGTTCAATCGTTGTTGCTGTCTGTACCATAATCTTCCATTTATATTTCTTCATAATGTTCGCATCCGCCATCACGCAGTGTTTTCATCGCCCTGTAATCGTAATCTTGAAACACTCCTTCATTTCTCTCGCATAGATGTTTCTTGTTGTACAACTTACAACCCAAGGCGTTGCATTTGTTTGGTGTCGCAATAATGCTCATCGGCATATCCATATCGTAATTAGGAGAGTATTCGTCAAAGTCCAATTGTTCCGTTTCATCCGCGGCTTCGTAGTGTTTGCAGATATAACATAATGCACGGATTTGTGGGTTCCTCTTACAGTATGTATCTTCATGCCGCTTACATCTCCACTCGGTCATAAATAGCTGTCCGCAATGTTCGCATCTGTATGCTTTTACCTCTTTCATACGTTTAAAAATTTATCTCCATTATAGTTTTTATCTTGTACTCTTGCATTTCCACCCATTCGCGCAGGAAACATTCCAATTCTCTATGAAACCGCCAATCTGTCCGCGCCTCTTTGTCGAAGTCTTGCGCAAAGGAGAGTATATCGCTCTCGATTCTTGTTGCCAACTCCGCAAAGTCAAACTCTCGCGTTATCTGACCGATGTACACCTTGCGAAACCCCTCACCGCGCAAAACATCGTAAGGGATGTCGGCTCGGCATTCCTCGATGGTGCTGTATGTCACACCATCGAAGTTATCACCGAACACGCCCCACATATATTTTCCCTTATCCATACGCTCCTACTCCTCCTTGATTGTTAGCTCTTGTACCTTATCCACCGGCACGCATCGCGCCCCTGCTCCTGCATCGCACACAATCCAACGGACGGTGTACCATTCATTATCAATCTTCACCTTCATTGTCTTCGTGTATTATGATATTCTTTCGAATCACGTTCATTATCTCTTGCTCACTCGCATACAAATCGCCTTCCGTAAGTAGGTTGAAGTTAGCCACGGTGTAGTAAACATCATTCGTTATAGCGATTTTTCTTATTCTTCCTTTGTGTACTTCCGCGCCAAACCTGAAGTACACTACATCGCCTACATTAAATCTTGTTTTCATCTTTCTGTAAATTTATCAACTTCAACATATTGGAAAACATCGCCGAAGAGAAGAGTAAGCAAGACGTTCTCCTTATCGTCCTCTATCCGAACCTTCTTGCCATTGGTTGAATGCACAATATAAAACACTCCATACACATAGCCGTGAGAGTACCATCCGCTATTCGTAGCCTT